TGTATCTAGTTTCTAGAGCTATTGGGGACTCGTGCCCATATTGCCTGGATCTTGATGGCACGAGGATTGGAATCAATGAATTTTTCTTACAGGCTGGAGTTAATTTCCAGCCAGAAGGAGCAGAGACTCCCCTGACGGTAAAACAAAGCAAACGACATCCACCCTATCACAGCGGATGTGATTGTGTGGCCACTGCAGGATTTTGATCATCGGAAGTACCAACGCGAGGTGAATTATGCCAGAGCAATCAAATTATGAACGAAGATTTTTCCCGTTGATGGAGCTGCGCTTTTCCGAAGAAGGCGAAGAGCCCAGAATCGCAGGAACAGCGGCAGTCTACGAGCAGGAATCGGAGGATCTGGGCTTCATCGAGATCATCGAACGAGGATTCTTCCGGGACGTGCTGAATGATGATGTGCGCGGTTTGTTCAACCACGACCCTAGTCTGATCTTCGGGCGCTCGAAGAGTGGGACTTTGCGCATAGTCGATGGTCCAGATGGCCTGGGCTTCGAAGCAGATCCCCCACAGAGCCAGCTCGTCGAGGACTACGTGCTGACTCCCATGCGGCGTGGGGATGTAGACCAGTGTTCTTTCTCCTTTCGAGTAACCATGAATGGAGATCGTTGGGAGAAGCGTGAAGATGGCACGATCGTGCGGCGCCTGCTGCCAGGTGGCTGCCAGGAACTGCGCGATGTCAGTGTGGTGACGTTCCCTGCATATCCGCAAACCAGCGCGGAAGTGCGGGCGAAGTTTGCAGAATTATCGGATCAACGGTCAATTGAGACTGATTCTCAGCCCGGGGCCGGGCAGGAATCGGTGGACGATGATGGAGCTAGCACGCGGGCGCGGCTGGATATCCAGCGTCGACGGCTCGAGTTGGCTGAAATGGAAAATAAATGAATTTGTTTTGGAGGTTACGATGCCAAGTTTGATCGTACAAGCACAAGAATTACGACAGGATCGCGCCGAGGTGGTCACCCAGGCGAGACAGATCCTGGACACGGCAGAGGCGGAAGATCGCGCTCTGACCGAGGAAGAAGAACAGAATTATGACCGGGCGATGAACGATGCCCAAGATCTGCTGCAGCGTGCTGAACGCCTCGAGCGTCAGGAAACGCTGGAGCGTGATTTGGGCGAGCCCCAGGATGATGGTGCACCACGCCCAGACCCGGATGACCCTGATGGGAATCGGGAATTCAACTACCAGTTCCAATCCCGCGGGATGCAAGTCTTGAACGAGGCGGATCCCGTATGGAGGCAGGAACCTCTCTGGCAGCGGCTGTTCCCCTTTGCCCGGGATCCATATCGCCCTGCTTTTCGGGGCTGGCTGCGAAGCGGGCAGATGGCCCCTGAGGCCCGAGCCCTGCAGGCAGATCTCGATACGGTGGGTGGTTTCTTGATCACTCCGATGCAGTTTGTGGACCGCTTGATCAAAGCAGTCGACAACTACGTCTACATGCGCCAATGGGCGACTGTGTTCGCGGTGCCGAGAGCGGAGAGCCTGGGTGCTCCTTCCCTGGAGAACGATCCGGCTGACCCGGTCTGGACCGCAGAGCTGGCCATCGGAGATGAGGACAACCAGATGGAGTTTGGGCGGCGCGAGCTGCACCCCCATCCTCTGGCCAAGTACATCAAGATCTCGCGCAAGCTGCTGCGCCAGGTCCCTGATGTGGAATCGTTGGTAATCCAGCGCCTGGCCTACAAGTTTGGCGTTGTTGGTGAAAATGCCTATCTGCACGGCGATGGCGCCGGGCAACCTTTGGGCGTGTTCACCGCCTCAGATGATGGCATCCCCACCAGTCGAGATGTTTCCACCGGCAACACCACCACAGAGATCAAATTCGACGGCCTGATCGAGACCAAGTACACCCTGAAACCGCAATACTGGCCCAGGGCAAAGTGGCTCTTCCACCGGGATGGCCAGAAGCAGATCGCCAAGCTGAAGGACAGCGAAGGTCAGTATATCTGGCGCGAATCTGTGCGTGTTGGCGAACCCGATCGCATCCTGGGATTGCCTACGTTCATGAGCGAGTATGCCCCCAACACCTTTACCACGGGCCTCTACGTGGGCATCTTAGGCGACTTCAGCAATTACTGGATTGCCGATGCCTTGAGCATGGAAATGCAGCGCCTGGTCGAGCTGTTCGCGGCCACCAACCAGATCGGTTTGGTTGGCCGGCTCGAATCGGATGGCATGCCTGTGTTGGGTGAGGCTTTCGTGCGAGTGCAGTTGGCTTAGTAAGTAGTGAGCAGTGAGCGGTAACCCCGCTGCGGCTCTTGGGTCCCTTCGGGACGACAAGATGCCTGGCGGGGTGACTAACTCTGTTCACTGTGTTCACGAGAGTTAGTCAAGGAGATAACCATGAATCTATCAAGAAATGTTCAAATTCAAACTGGGTTGGATCACGCAGAAGGCAATGCCGACCGCAATGGTGAAGTGTTCGACACCCAGGGTTTCGATGGCGTGATGATCGTCACCAAGTTTGGCGATATCGCTGCCGGAGCAGTGACAACCTTCAAGGCCCAACAGGGCGAACAGGCCGATCTATCAGACGGCGTTGATCTGGCTGGAACGGGGATCAGCGTGGCTGCTGATGATGACAACCAGATCTTCGTCCTCGACATCTATCGTCCGCTGGAGCGGTATATCCGCGGCGTGGTGGACAAGGATGGCGTCAACGCCACCGAAGAGATGATGTTCTACATCGGCTACAAGGCCCGCAAGCTGCCTACTACGATGGAACTGGCCGATGAAGTGACCTACGAGCTGCATGCCAGCCCATCTGAAGGCGCTGCTTAGCAGTGGTTAGTGGATAGTGGTCAGTGATCGGTTATGAGCACTGACCACTCATTGAAAGGAGTTCGTTATGCCTAAAGTGAAGTTGATGACTACGATGGCGGGTCCCCAGGGCGCGCATAAGGCTGGAAGCGTTGTGGTTCTACCCCAAAAGCAAGCCCAGGTGCTGGTTGATGGCGGCTTTGCTGAATTTGTTGAGCAAGAAAAGGTTCAGGATAAGCCGAAAGCTTCGAAGCCGGCAAAGAAAGAAGCCGAAACCGCAACCAAAAAGTCTGAAGAAAACGCTGCCAAGAAATAACTTCTCAGGTAAGACATGCCTCTGACTTTGGAAACTCCCCCAGCAGCCGAGCCCATCGATGTGCCAACAGCCAAGAGTCAGCTGAGGATCGACATCGCCGATGATGATGCATTGATCACGGCATATATCAAGGCTGCCCGGACGGTCGTAGAGCAGAAATCGCTGCACGCGCTAATCACTCAGACGTGGGATCTCTATCTTGATGCGTTCCCCTCAGGAAAGGAGATCGAGATCCCACTTCCCCCGCTGCAGTCTGTGACGCATATCAGGTACATCGATGAAGATGGCAACGAAAGCACCTTCAGCAGCGATGATTACCTTGTGGACACAGTGAGTACGCCTGGAAAGGTTGTGCTGAAAGATGATGCCACCTGGCCAAGCGAATCTCTTCAGGAGGTCAACGGTGTGGTGGTGCGTTTTGTGGCCGGGTTTGGCGATGCCGGCACAGATGTGGATGAACGCGCCATCCAGGCTATCAAGCTGCTGGTTGGTCACTTCTACGAGCACCGGGAAGCGTTCGTAGATGGGCGACCGTTGAATGATCTTCCGATGGGTGTGGATGCTTTGCTGGCAGATCTGCGCGCCAAAGCAAAGAAGTTCTGATGTTCGCACGCAAACATTACTACGGCTTCCTGCTCAGGAGCTTGTTATGAGAGCTGGCAAATTGCGCCATCGAATAATGATCCAGCAGAAACCTGGCAGCCAGGACAGCTTCGGCGGTGAGAGCTGGGAATCCCCAAGTACGGTAGCCACGGCGTGGGCAGCTGTAGAGCCCTTGCAGGTGCGCTGGAAGGAATCTGTGGCCGGCAACCAGGAGATTGCTGAGGCGACAACTCAAATCCGCATGCGATATCGAGATGGCATCACCACAGAGATGAGAGCTGTTCACGGCAGCATGACCTACGATATCGAAGCGGTCATCGATGTGGATGGTCGTAAACGGGAACTAATACTCATGTGTAAGGCAATCTAAGATGGAAAACGAAAAGAATTCGCCAAATGGCTGGAATGAATGGGCCAAGTACGTGCTGAAGGAGCTCGAGCGGCTCAATGAAGGCCAAAAGGAAACCAACGATCAGATGCAATTGTTGCGCACAGATGTGGCGATGCTAAAGGTAAAAGCCGGCATCTGGGGTGCAGTGGCAGGTTCGATTCCGGCGATCGGAACGCTGATCATTGCGCTGTTGTTGAAATTCATCCCCTAAGCATTATGGCCAATCGAAGGGATTTTTCGGTTCTAGTCGAAGGCAGCGAGCAGCTGGTCCGCAAGCTGAAGCGCATAGGTGTCGAAGTGGAAGACGCCCTGGAGATCTCCGCGCACGTGGGCATGGCCGTGATGCGAGCTGCATCGAATGACCTGGCTCCATCCCCTGAACTGGAGCAGGAGACCACTGAGAAAAGGAAGTACCTGGTTTCCGTGGATGCCGGTCCACCAGAAAAGAAATGGTACTGGCAATTCCTGGAAACCGGCGCTGAAGCCCATGAGATCAAAGGGGACCCTTTGCTGGTCTTCGAAGGCGACCAAGACATGGTGGCCACAGAAAGTGTCGATCACCCCGGCATGTCAGCTAAACCTTTCCTGGCGCCAGGCTTCGACCAATCCCACAAGCAGGCTGAGCAGGAATTCGGCGCCAGTATCAAACATAAAGCCATTGCCAAGGTGGCCCGATGACCATCGAAGAAGGTTTGTACGCCTTTCTGAGCAGCACCGGCATCGTCGGGACCAGGATCTATCCCCTGGTAATCCCCCAGGATGCAGCACTGCCGGCGATTGCCTACCAGCGCTTGAGTGGTCCTCGAGAACACAGCCATGATGGCGCTTCGGGGATGGCCTGGGCACGGATGCAGTTAGCCATCACCGGCGAATCCTATGCTTCGGCAAAGAATTCAGCTGAGCAGATCCGGGCAGCGCTGGATGGGTACAAAGGTCTGATGGAAACGGTCACTGTTGGTCAATGCCTACTCGTCAACGAGATCGATGGATACTCCGATGCGAGCGACAAGGCCACTATCAGACAGCATTATCAGATTGGATACAAGGAGTAGCGAATGTCTGAGAAAGAAGGTAAATCACAGGAATCAGGCCGCAAGTCCGAAAAGGCATTTGATGTTGGAAAATGGAAAGGAATGCCACAGTACACATGCAAGAAGTGTAACTTCGATACTTTGGACGAAGCGGCGATGCACGAACATATCAAGAACGTCCACACGCCACCAAAACCGAAGATCCTGGTGGCCAAAAGGAGATAGATCATGACAGATGGAGTATTTGCACACGGAACATTGTTGAAGATTGGCGATGGCGCCACTCCCACCGAAGTCTTCACCACCGTCGCCGAGGTAACGGAGATTGGCGGGCCCAGCCTGGAGATGGAAAGCGTCGATATGACCAGCCACGACAGTCCGGACGGCTGGAAAGAGTACGTCGGAGGGTTGTTGGACGGCGGCGAGGTCTCGCTGAGTCTCAATTATCTGCCGGCGCACGCCACGCACGATGCATCCACCGGCATGCTCAAGGATATGCAGGATCGCACATTGCGCAATTTCCAGCTGGTGTTCCCCGATACAGGATCGACAACCTGGGCCTTTTCGGCGCTGATCACGGGCTTCGAGCCTGCTGCTCCGCATGACGACAAGCTGGGCGCCGATGTGGCCTTGAAGATATCAGGCAAACCGACGTTGGCGTAACCCCTTCACCCCCAGCCCCTCTCCCAATAGGAGAGGGGAGAATAGGAGCTGATCGATGAAATACCTGACAAGAGATGCAATCCTTGAAGTTCAGGACCTGCTCACTGAAGAAGTGAGAGTACCCGAATGGGGCGGCGCAGTGCTGGTGCGCGGCCTGACTGGTGAAGAGCGCGATGCCCTCGAGGCTGAGATCGTCGAGCTGCGCGGCAAGAAAACGCAGGTCAACATGCAGAACTTCCGCGCCCGTTTGGTGGCCAGGTCGGTGGTCGGTGAAGACGCCAAAAGGCTATTCACAGACGCCGATATCAAAGCGCTGGGCAAGAAGAGCGCCGCAGCCTTGCAGCGCGTCTTCGAGGTCGCTCAGAGGCTCTCCGGATTGAGCGAAGAAGACCTCGACGAGCTGGTAAAAAACTAAACCGGCGGCCGGAGCGGCGGATGTGGTTCCGGCTGTGTCTGGCGCTGGGATATCCACATCCACGCATCTTGCAGCGAGAGATCAGCAGCCTGGATTTCGCCGAGTGGCTGGCATACCAAGAATTAGAGCCATTCGGAGAAGAACGGGCGGATCTCAGGGCTGGGATCATTTCGGCAACCGTGGCCAACACTGCAAGAGATCCCAAAAAGCGCAGGAAACCGTTCCGGCCGGCGGAGTTCATGCCAGAATTTGGCCCCAAGAAGGAGCAAAGCTGGCAAGATCAGCTGAGCATCGTCGAGATGCTCAATGCTGCCTTTGGTGGTGAAGACAAACGAGT